GCAACCGGAATAGGAGAGCTTGCAAGGGCAAGCGCATCTAAAATCGCTTGATATTTACCTTCAGCCATGATTTTTTTTCCGTAAAACTTTCGCTCAAACCCCACATGGAACTGCCAAAGCAGCCCCCGGCATGTCAATGACCACCCCCCGGCCTTCACCGTGTACAGCCGCCCATTCCGAAGCACTCGAAGCCTTCGGCGGTAGAGCCACCACGAAGTTCTGCTGGACGTTGAGATTCTGCTGCCGCGCGCCATAGCCAAGGGCTTTGGAGGTCACTTCGAGTGCCTTAAGCGCGGTGTCGGGGTTCTGGGTCACGGCGAGCTTGTCCAGGACAACGTCCAGGGATTTTGAAGCGAGTGCCCGCAGTTTCTCGTCAATCGACAAGACAAGTTGCGGGTCTACAACCTCAGTTTTCCGCGCCGCGAGCCGGGCCTGGAAGGCGTCCGAGTTCATCACCCGCGAGAGCCAACCCTGCGTATAGCCGAAGGCTTTCGCCAGCTCCCCTTGCGAGATCGCTGGGTTTGCAATAATCATGTCAATCAGTGCATCGTGAGTGTAGCTCACCCGCTGGATTGCTCCGGCTGCGCTTTCCGTTCCCATCAGTGGCGTGCTCATGTCAGTCCCCTTTGCGTGTGCGGAGATCAGTTAATCATGTGGGGATTGTAAACTGCGGGGGGCGGGTTGTCAAGCGTGAGTCGGGGGAAACCTGCGGGCGAACAGCTACCCCCACTCCGCGAAACCCCCGCGCATTACGCCCGAGTAACCCACGGGAGAAACGTCGGAACCTGAGCAAGCGAAAACAGTCCTAGCGCGTGGGTGTGTAATGCGGCTAAACCACCGACCTGTGAACCCCCCGGCTCCGGGTAAGCACCCCCCCCATGCCGCCCATCGTGCCGATGGCTGCAGGCATGAAACTTGCTAGGGTGCGGGCGGTTGCACCATTGTGGGGCATAGCGGCTGGCTATCGGGTAGGGCGTGGCGATAGAAATAAATTTTTTCATCAGGGTATTGACAAACGCGGCTGATGCGCCTATTATTTGAACCGTGCAATGTCGCACGCAATCACAATGAGGATTGAAACCATGAACGATACGACAAAACGCAATGCCACTATCACGGCAACAATTAACAACGAGCTGGGGCAACGCGCCTCGTTGGTGCTATCGTTTGCCAATGGAGCGCAGCTGGTGCTCCACCCCGATGAACTAACCGGCGATATTACATTTGCGGCGATCATGCATGGGCTGAAGCAAAAATTGGTGGATGCCGCCGCGATTAGCCGCAACACTGAAACGGGCCGCCCGGCGACGGTGGAGGACAAATTCCAGGCCGTTAAAGCCGTGTATGATCGGCTGCTCGCCGGGGCGTGGAATGCTACGCGGGAGGGTGGCGGCAATGCCGGCGGATTGTTGATGCAGGCACTGATCCGCATGTATGATGGGCGGAAAACGGTGGAGGACATTAAGGCATTTTTGGCGGAAAAAACCGACGCGGAAAAAACCGCGCTGCGCAAAAACCCACGCGTGGCGGCGATTATCGAGGACATCCGTGCGGAAACGGGCAAGACAGCGTCGATTGACACCGACGGGCTGCTGGGCGAATTGGAGGATTGACATGCGAACCCGCCCGCAAACAATGCCCGATGGCACACCGACCGTTCGCCAGCCGTCCGTCAATGGATGGGACATCTCTTACAATCCAGATGATGGGCGATGGTACGTCGCCCGCACGGTACGCAACGATGAACTGGAATTCGTGGCCAATTACGCCGAAAGACGCAACGCATTAACCTACGCCCGAACGCACCAGCCGTAACACGACGAAACCCACAACCAGGCCCCCGCGTGGAAACACCGGGGGTTTTTCTTCGCCTATCGTTTGACGGCCCGGTTTCCGGGCATAGGCGACCCACGGCAACGGGGCGCAAACGCCCCACAATCGACGTGCGGGGCATGGGATAGGGTAGGGTAGCCACCACGCCCGAACGCCCGCCAAACGCCCGTTAAACGCGAATGCGGGGCATGTGGATAAATCCCATAGTTATCCACAATGTTATCCACAGCCATCGAAACATCCGGGCATTACGGGCCGGTAATCCCCCGGCGAAACCCTCCTCCTGCTGTTTCCTCGGCGTTGCCCACAATTTCCCTGCAAGTCTCCTGCGAATATCCCGGCGGTTTCTGGTGTTCGCTGTTTTCGGAGCCACCCCCCGTTCCATTCATCTTCACGAGCTGAGTTCTCCTGTTGTAAAATTTTTTTTTGTTTAAAGCCGTATCAACCGGGAAGAATAAGAGGCTAGGGGTGGCTCCGATTACGGCAAACCCCGGAAAATGGCATCATATTTGCAGGCAACTCACGGAAAACACACAACGAAACGGGCAAGCACAGCCCAACAGCCTAACACACAAAGAACTTGCGGCAGGGGTATTGACTGCTTGCCGGACGGTAGGTAACGTGGTGGGGGTGGTTGCTTGGGGACAGGTTTCCCCCGACCTCAACCCGCAGCCCGGCAACGTATTCTAACCTGAAAGGACTATCATGGCACACCAATTCACCAAGGAGCACCTTATCCTGCACGCTGTTTGGCGGAAGGCTTTTAACGACGGCCAGCTCACAATTCCTGTCAAATCCGCCTCGGATGCTACTCGCCTGCGTTTTAGCCTTTACAACGCTGTACGTCCTGTGCGGGAAGGGAAAGTGGCTGCCCCCGACCTCCTGCAGGCAGTTCAAGAATGCTCGGTTCGGATCGAAGGGCTTACGGTTGTGGTGCAGCTGAAAGCTAATACGGAGTTAATGCAGGCCATTTCCGACGCACTTGGCGGGGTTGAGGGGCTGGAAGCTGCCGCAGAGGTAATGCCGACTTCGGCAGAAGCTCAAGCGGTCGAGGAAAGCCAGCGGAAGCTACTGGAAAAACTCGAGCAAGATGCCGCACCAACCCGTTCGACACCTTATTACACTCGCTAAAGGTTATCCGCCATGCCGATCTGGTCAGACACGCACAAGCCCGGCGATTACGCGCAGGCATTTCACATCCCCTACCTTAACGGGCCGGGAAAGTTTCTCATCGCATCGTCTCCTGACGAAAAGGATGTTCGCCGCGAAGGAAAGCGGTTTAACGCTTTCAAAGCAAGTCTCCGCCGCTACACCCTCCACCCGACCGCACAGCGAGCCACGAAGCTTTCCGCAAGAATCGCTTATGAAAAAGAAGGAAAGCTTTGGGGGGCCTGGGTCACAACGACTTGGAACTCCACGCTTGTGGCAGAGGTTGAAAAGCTTGTTTTTAACATTCCATAGTTTTTTGCAAAGAACATGCGGAAAAGTATTGACATGCTGGAGGCCTCCTGCTAACGTTCATTCATCGACACCGGAAAACGGGCATACCGGCAAGCACCCACCCCGGTCGTCGATTAACCCTTTGTTAAATGCCTGCCACTTTAAGGAGCTTCAAAATGAGCAAGACCGAAACCCAAGTTGAAACCGTGTCGATGACTGACGGCCGCGTGGTCGATTTTGCAGGCAAGCGCAAGCTGCTCAAGGAATCCAGCGTGAATGCCGATGGCAAAGTCCAAGTTCGTCTGGACTTCCGCAATGGCGAAACCCGCCTCTTCACCGTGCCGGACACCCTGCTGAACAAGTTCGCCGCCCACGGTGCCGAGCAGAAGCTGGGTGATGAGATTGCCGGTCTGACCGATACGGAAGACTGTGTCCTGGCTGTGGATGAGCTGATCGACCGCCTGTACAATGGTGAGTGGAGCATCAAACGCGAAGCCAACGGCATGGCCGGGACCAGCGTCCTGGTTCGCGCACTGGTCGAGCACACCGGCAAGACCGTTGAGCAGATCAAGCAGTTCCTCAACGGCAAGTCGCAAGCCGAAAAGGTCGCCCTGCGCAACAACCCGAAGATCAAGCCGATCGTCGAGCGCATCGAGGCAGAGAAGGCTTCGAAGAAGGCCAACGTCGATACCGACGCAATGCTGGGCGAGCTGGAAGGCTAAGCAGTACCCGGTCCCGGCTGGGTAACGCCGGACGTAACCAGTGCCGCGTCAGTGCCTGGACTAACCCCTGCAGGATTCTGAGCCCCTGCAGGGGTTTTTTACTTCGCGTCGCGTAGGCAAGTGTTTTTGGTAGAGGTTGATTACTTGATTGACGCGGGGGTTATTTCCGGGGTATTATTACGGTGTAATGCGTGGGCGTTACACCAAGCCTGTACTTTCAGGCAGTAACCAAGAAAGGCTCAGAACCATGCAATCAGTCAAAGGGGAACTCCCAGACTTCGACGACCTCGAAGAACTCGTAGCAGAAAGCACCCGCACCGTCACCGCCTCCACCGTCGAAGATCTTGATGATCTCGACGCCCTGCTGGAGGAATCCACAGCCCTTGCCGGCGCAAAGCGGGCGCAGAAACAGGGCCGCAAGCTCACCGCCGAGCAGATGGGCATTCTCGACTCAAACAACCTTGCTGAACAGATGCAAGTCTGGGAGCCGGTCGAAGCCGTGGCGCACTTTATCCACACCACTTGCTCTTGCGGGCACGAATCGCGCAGGTTCAATGCTTGGTACAAGCTCCTCAAACACCGCCGGCAGGAATCTTCCCGCCTTGTCCGTTGCGATGGGCACGAAGGCCTGCCGTCGAGCCAGCATACCACCAAGGAAGTTGTCGGGTATTGTCACGAATGCCTTAGCGCAGTAGGATTGCCAATAGCTAATGTCAAGGACTTGTCGATGCTGACAAGTCTTGGGGAAAGTGTCGAGCAGGATAGTGGGCAGTTGGAACTGGAACTCCTGTCAGGCGAAGCCGCAGGCGATGCGATGCTCGCAGAGCTTGAAGCGAGGTTAGACGCTGAGATCGAGGCAGGCGAGATAACACTGGAAACTTTCCAAGCCTGTGATAACGAAACCCTTGAGGAGTTAGAAGATGAACTGGTTTGAACGTAACCCCTGGATTGCCTTGGTTCTGTTCTTTCTGGCTTACGCCATTGTCAGCACAATGGATTATGAAGACGCGCGGCGTGAAGAATGCGCCCGGCAGAGCCTTTCCTATAACTCTCAAAAGGATACCTGCGAATGAGCACTGTGCTCTGCATTATCAAGTCGGAGACGAAGTTGCAAGCCTCGAATCAGGAAGCGACTGTCGTCATTGACCTTCCACTCGACCACCATGCGGTAAAGATCATCCCCGAAGGTAAGACCAGTGTCTTCGCCAAGTGCCGTGTCGCCGACGGTCAAGTAACCATTATCAGTCCCTGCAAACCCTGGAGGAAATAACCATGCCGCGCCCCCGTAAGGCCATTCGGCCTGTTGAAAAGAACATCTCCCTTCCGCAAGACCTCGTCACCCGAGTCGATCTTGAACTGTACAGCGACCTTGAAGGTAAAGTCCCCTTCGGCGCATGGCAGCGGTATGTTGAGGGTCTGATCCGTGCTGACCTCGAACGCCGCGCACAAGGGAAGGGGGTGTCAAATGGATGATGCTGACATTACACAAGCACGGATGGAAGCCGAGGAAGCTCTCCGCGAGCGGAACCAGCTTAACCAGCCACCAAGCATCATCCACCTTCATTGCCTCGATTGCGGGGAACCCATCCCTCCTGCCAGACAAGCCCACGGTTTCAGTACCTGTGTGGATTGTGCCGAGGCTTTGGAACGGGCAGCAAGAATGAGGCGCGCGCCATGACCAAAAAGCAAAGACACACTGAGGTCTGCTACTGCGCTGCCTACAAGTTCCCGCACCGGGCTGGGGGCGGGAAGTGCCAAGGGCCGGGGGAATTGCTTTGCAGTGCCTGCGGCGAGATTGCAGAGGGTGCTTCCGTCGATTTCGGTATCGGAGCGTATGAATACTGGGGGCAGCGCGGAGTTGATCGCAATGTCCAGTGGGTTTCTCGCTGTTGCGAAGCCACACTTCTCGAGAACACCGCTTCGAAGTCCGAAGCCTCACCGCCGGAGCCTGATTATGATTGACAAGTGGCATCTCCGCTTCCTCCACCTCGCTCGGGAAGTTTCCTCCTGGTCAAAAGACCCTTCGACGCAAGTCGGCTGCGTGTTGGTCAGTCCCGATCGCCGTTTCCTCCACCCCGGTTATAATGGACTACCCTCAGGAATTGCCGACACGACGGAAAGGTTACTTGACCGTGACCTCAAGCTTGCCCTGACAATCCACGCGGAGGAAAACGCGATACTCAACGCCAGGGGTTCGGTAGCCGGTTATAGTGCTTACGTCACTCGCCATCCGTGTGCAGGGTGCGCTGCCAAGCTCATCCAAAGCGGGGTGAAGGAAGTTCATTACCTGTTCATCCCCGACTTCCAAGCCCGCTGGATGGATTCCCTTTCCATCGCCAGTACAATTTTAACCGAGGCTGGGGTATCCCTCTACGCCTACCCACAGGAGCTTTAAATGCAGAGCCGTTACCAATCCTTTATCGAGGCCTTGCTCAACGTACTGATCGGGTATGTTGTGGCACTGACCTCGCAGTTGTTGATCTTCCCACTTTTCGGGATCAAGGTTTCCTTCGCCGAAAACCTCCTGATCGGCGGATACTTCACCATTATCAGTATCGTTCGTTCCTACGCTATCCGTCGCTGGTTCAACGCAAAACTTCACAACGCAGCAGTTTACATCTCCGAAAGGGTTTAACAATGTCAGCATTAACACTTGAACAAGGCACTGCACTCGAAGCAATCGCTGACTTCCTGCGTGACCCGGAAAAGCAGTTCTTCCTCCTCGGCGGGTATGCCGGAACGGGCAAGACCTATTGCATACAGCACCTCGTCCCACTCGTCCGTGGTCGGCTGATCTTCACAGCCCCGACGAACAAGGCTACGAAGGTTCTTCGCGACACCCTCACGACCCAGGAATACAAGCCCGAATGCCGGACAATCTACTCCCTCCTGGGCCTGCGGCTGGAAGCCAACGGAGAGGTGAAGGAACTCGCCATGCCGGAAGACCCACTGGACTTATCCCACTACCGGGCTGTGATTGTCGATGAAGCCTCGATGATTAACGCGAACCTGATGAAGTACATCCGTCAGACCGCCGACACTCAGCACATCAAGTTCATCTTCATGGGCGACCCCGCGCAGCTGCCTCCGGTCGGCGAAGCCCGTTCCCCCGTCTGGACGCAGTGCCACGCAGCAGCGGAATTGAAAACTGTCATGCGGTATGACAACCAGATCCTGGCCCTGGCCACCAGTATCCGAAGCCAAGTCGACCACCCTGCCCCGAAGTTCGTCCGCGCAACTGACAACGCCGAAGGCGAAGGCGTGTGGGTTTGCGGTGAAGGGGAGTTTGAGCAGCGCATCCTTGACGCTGCAGGGCAGGGCCGCTTCAGCATCGCCAACAACGCCAAGGCTATCGCGTGGCGGAACGTCACTGTCGACGCCTTCAACCGCCGCATCCGGCAGCGGATTTTCGACAACGCCGCCTCCGCGATGTGGCTGCCTGACGACCGGATTATCCTGCTCGAACCGGCCAAAGACCTCAATAATGAGACAGTTGCCACCACTGACGACGAAGGTCGCATTACCCGCGTGGAGGAAGAATGGCATCCGACATGGCGGGAGTTTAAGGTCTGGCGGGTTAGCGTGACTACTGACGACAACCGGGTGATCGTCCTTCGCGTCCTGCATGAGGATTTCCGCCAGCTTCACGACCGCAAGGCCGAGGAACTCGCCCAGGCCGCCCGGATGGATCGCCGGAAGTGGAGTTCGTTCTGGGACTTCAAGGAAGCCTTCCACAAAGTCCGTCACAGCTACGCTATCACCGCCCACCGCGCGCAGGGCTCCACCTACGAAGCCGCTTTCGTGGACTGGAAAGACATCCTCGCCAACCGGAATCGCAGCGAAGCTTTCCGCTGCCTCTACGTCGCCTGCACTCGCCCGAAGAAGGAACTCTATCTTGGCTAAACTATTCCTCGCCATGATCGCGCTGGTCGTCGCCCTTCCCGCTTCCGCTGGCAAGGATTACGACAAACATAAGTTTGAGGAACTCGCTCGCCGTCGGGAGCATCGCCGGGCGGTTGAGGGCTTCTACAAAGCTTGCCTTCGCAGTCACGGCGAGAAGTGTTTGGAGAAATCCCGCAAGTTTAGCGAGAAAAGGCTTGCAGGGCTTAGCAATCCTCGATAACATCCATGCGTTATCACCGTTTATAAAGGAAACTTGAAATGGCACAATCCCCCGAAATGCAGGCCAAGATTCAACTCTGGCGTCAGAAAGCCCGCGAGGGTACGCTGACCCAGGATGAAATGCGCGAAGCCATTGCTGCCCTGCGGCAGGATCGCGTCGGAGCTGCGGCGACCTCCCAAAAGTCCCGTGAAAAGAAAGCCGCAGGGCGCGCGAAGGCAAACGTCAATTCCGACGATCTGCTCAGCGAACTCGACGGTCTGTAAGCAAACCTCACTACGAAAGGCTCACGAAATGAAAGTTACACGACTGGAAATCAAACGCCAAGAGTCCTATGAAACGGACGCTGGACAACTCAAGGGAATTGTCACCCTCACCGGCCCAGCTGGGCAGCAGACGGTTGTATTGTCTAACTCCAGCATCGCCCGAATCTTCGGCGTGATTACGCAGGAAGTCACTGATTCCGCAAGGAAGGCTGCGGCAGAAGTCAAGCGCGGTATGGAGGACGCCATGAACGAACCCTTGCTTGTCGAGGCAGCGGAAGTGAAAGGACTCAGCCATGATTGAACTTGCCCAGCGTCCAATGTTCCCCCACGCCATCGACTCCACGATGCTCGCCACCTTCCGCTCCTGCCCACAGAAGTTCTTCCGCCAGTATGTCCAGCATTGGAAGCCCAAGGCCGAGTCCGTTCATCTTGTCGCCGGCGGGGCCTTTGCCTCCGGGATCGAGGCCGCCCGCCGTGCGTTTTACGAAGGAGTAGGTTTCCATAACGAATGGTTCTGCGAGAAGGGCGAGATTACTGGCGTATCCCTCACCTTTGTGGAAGGCTGGGAATGCCATAAAGTTGTGCATGACGTAGAAGCTGGCAACCGTGAAGTCGCCGAAGCCGCAGGCCTCCAAGCCCTGATCGAACACTACGGAGACTTCGAGTGTCCCCCGGACTCGGCCAAGTCCCTCGAACGTACCTGCGGCGCACTGGAGTTCTATTTCCAGAACTATCCTCTAGGTGCTGACGGCATGGAGCCTGTCCTGATGGCTTCCGGCAAGCGCGGGATTGAGTTCTCCTTCGCCGAACCGCTCCCTTTCGCCCACCCCGTTTCCGGCGACCCTATCCTCTACACAGGCCGGGCCGATGCAATCATGCACTTCGCCAATGGCATCTATGTCGTAGATGAAAAGACCGCGTCGAGCCTCGGGGCATCTTGGTCACGGCAGTGGGAGATGCGGGCGCAGTTCACCGGGTATTGCTGGGCTTGCCGTCAAGCCGGGATTGAGCCTGCAGGCACTATCATTCGTGGTGTCAGCATTCTCAAAACCAAATACGACACGCAGCAAGCAATCACCTACCGCGCGCCGTGGGAGATTGACCGCTGGCTTCAGCAAACCCTCCGCGACCTTGCACGTATGGTGCAGATGTGGCGGGATGACTGGTATGACTATGCCCTCGATCACGCTTGCGCGGAGTATGGTGGCTGCTCGATGCTGCAAATCTGCAAGTCCCAAGACCCCGAGTCCTGGCTGCCGATGTATTTTGAGCAGCGGGTCTGGGACCCCTTGGCGCGCGAGGAGATGACGCTGGAGCAGTGGGAAGCTAGCTGGAATAACACCCCGGCTATTACCCCGGTGTAATCCCCATGAATTACCGTCAGTTATTCTTTATCGAAGGCAGGCTCCTTGGCGAGGTTTCGCGTGGGCAGATCATGCGCCACGCAACCTTCATGGAACCGACAAGCGACCTCTACTTCTGCGGTCTTTGCGGGGAAGTGTATGCCAAGTTCCCTTGCCTTCGTCCTGATGGTTCTTCAACCCAATGGCAGAGCTATCGCTGCATATGCCGGAAGTGCGGTGCAACAAAGCAGCGATGGCTGTCGGAGTGGCCCGGTTCGATCTGGCACTCATGGGACAAAGAATTCATTGCGGCACTTCCTGTACCTGTGCTGCAGTGGGAACTCGAACGGCACATTGAATCTTGGGAAAGGATACCAAATGGCTATCAGTAGCAAATCGAAGCAATCCAACGCAGCGCAAGAAGCCCACGCCGTCCTGACCAACCGTATGGCAGACAACGGGCAGCCGCTGACGCAAGAACTGCTGAACTCGATCATGCGAGAACCAGGCGAGAACCCGCGTGCATCGGATCCAGTGCTGCCAGCATGCCCGCAGTGTGGCGAGCGTTACTGTGGCGACGGCACGCTGCGAGGAGTGAATATGAAACGGTTTTTCTCATACAACGATCAGAACGAATTTGAACTCCACGACACCTTGGCCGAAGCGAAAGCTGCTGCCGAAAAGGCGTTTGAGTATTGCAGCGACGAAGCGAGAAGCGAGGGTTGGTCGGAGTCGGTGGACGAAATCTGCTACGGCGAACTGCGCGGTCATGTTGTCGAATCGTTGCGTGAGCCGTGGGACACCGACAAGCACGGCGGCGCGCCCGAGGAAGGCTGCGAGCATGTGGAATACGTGTTGCAAGACTTGCCGCATAACACCTGCAACCACACGGAGCATTGAGACACTGCCATGCACATCATCATAAGTATTATCCTCATAGCCCTTGCCTACTGGCTCGGAAGCTGGTTAATTGTCGGTGCGGGCATGGCATGTGTCAAGCTCGCTGACAAATTTCACAAACTCACTAAAGGAAAATGGCAATGAACACTCCCGTTCAATCTCAAACTCCCACCGCAGCCGAGGCTGTCAAGTCCGTCCTCCCCGGTTTCAATGTCCTGTTAATAGGGCCTGCCGGCACGGGTAAAACCCACAGCATCGGCACACTCGTAGACCAAGGCCTCGAGGTCTTCTACCTCGCGCTCGAACCGGGGCTCGAAGCCCTTCTGGGCTACTACACCGACCGAGGTCTGCCAATCCCCGACAACCTTCACTGGCACATGCTCAAAGCCCCACAAGCCTCTTTCATGGAACTCCTCGACAACGCGCAGAAGATCAACACGCTGTCGCTGGACTCCCTCGCAAAGATGGCCGACCCCAACCGTTCCAAGCACAACCGTTTCATCGAACTCCTCAAAGCCCTCAACGACTTCCCCTGCGACCGTTCGGGCAAGACTTTCGGCGCAGTGAACTCTTGGACACCTTCCCGCGTACTGGTAATCGACGGTATGACAGGCCTCGGTCAATGCGCCATGTCCCTTGTTGTCGGCGGGAAAGCTGTTAAGTCCCAAAGCGATTGGGGTATCGCCCAAGACCAAGTCGAAAAGCTCCTCCGTATGCTTTGCGATGCCTGCCCCTGCCATTTCGTCCTGCTGGCCCACGTTGAGCGCGAAACCGACATGATCCTCGGCGGGGTCAAGCTTACCGTCTCCACCCTTGGCCGTGCCCTGGCTCCGAAAATCCCCCCGATGTTCTCTGATGTTATCCTCAGCGTCCGTCAGGGTGACAAATGGACTTGGGACACTGCCAACGTGCAAGCCGACCTCAAAACCCGTAACCTCCCAATCAAGGCCGACAACCCGCCGACCTTCGCAGGGATTGTGGCGAAATGGAAGGCTCGTGGGGGCGTGGTCTAAGACTTTACCAAAAGTCATTGACATGCTGCACCATCCCTCATACCATTGAATTTCCCGCGCATGACGATTGGGGACTGATTGTAAAGCGCGGTTTTTAGCCAGTCCCATTAACTTCAATCAACCTTTTTAAGGAGCCTTACCATGTTCAATCCCGAACAATTCCTCGACATGCAAGTGACCGATTCCAATGACACCAAGTCGATTCCCGTACCCGTCGGCGAATACACTGCCGTGGCAGAAGAAGTCAAGTGCCGTCAATGGCAGTCCAAGCAAGATCCGTCCAAGTCCGGCCTGACCCTGGACATTACCTGGAGCGTTGATGACGCCGCCGTGAAAGAACTCCTGGGCCGCGACAAGGTCACCGTGCGTCAGGGCATCATGCTGGACATTACCGATTCTGGTGGTCTGGACATGGGCAAGGGCCGCAACATTGGCCTGGGCCGTCTGCGCGAAGCCATCGGCCTCAACGTTCCCGGCCAGCCGTTCAGCTTCTCAATGGTCGCTGGTCGCGTGGCGAAGGTCAATGTCAGCCACCGCATCGACGGTGAGAACATCTATGCTGAAGTCAAGGGCGTGGCGAAGCTCGGCTAATCGCCGTTAGGCTTCAAGCGTGGCCCCGGCTATACGGGGCGTCTTAAGCAAGGGCGTTCGCAAAAGCTGGTCGAGCGATTTTCAGTAGCCTCCAGAAGCGAAAGTAGCAGAGCCAGTGACCAGCTACTGTCTGGCAACTCTAACGTGAACGCTCTTCCTTAAGCCCCCGACAGGATGAGCCCCGGCAAGTGCAAGTCCCCCTCCCATTCTTGCCTGTCGTGCCTGTTCGGGGGCTTTTCTTTTGCCAACCTATACTAACACGAAAGGCATTTGCCCGTGTCTGCTGCCAGTTTCCCTAACCATCAAGACGATAACGCAATCGGCGTTGTCTTGACCCCGGCCATACCAAACCCCATCCCCGCAAAGAAAACGCCGTGGCGGCCCGATCTGCCCCCGCGCCGGGGATGTTTTGCGCCCGGTTTTCGCCCCGATTTTCAACCAGCCTCAAACCCATAGGAGTTATACCATGCACACCATTAAGCTTTCCGAAATCATCATCAAGCCCGAGCGTCAGCGGCAGGAATTCGACCCCGAAGCCTTGCAGGAACTCAAGAATTCCATCGAGGATGGTCAGCTCCTCCACCCCCCAGTCCTACGTCGGGAAGGTGACTCCTGGGTGCTGGTTGCCGGCGAGCGGCGGCTGAAAGCCATCAGCGAAATCTTCGAACTCGGTGGTTCGTTCAAGCACAATGGCGAGGTCTTTGCCGACGGCATCGTCCCCTTCACCAACATCGGGGAACTGACCCTGCTCGAAGCCGAGGAAGCCGAACTCGATGAAAACCTCAAGCGTCGGGATTTGACTTGGCAGGAACACGCTGCCGCCGTTGCACGACTCCACTCCCTCCGCACGATGCAGAAAGAAGCCAAGCGCGCTGAGGTGATCGACACCTTGCCAACAGCCGAAACCCCCGCTACACCAGCCCACACCATCGCCGACACTGCCGAAGAACTCACTGGCCGTCGTGATGGCTCCTATCAAGACACCGTGCGGAAGGAAATCATTGTCGCCAAGCACCTCGACAATCCTGCCATCGCCAAGGCCAAATCCGCTGACGAAGCTTTCAAAATCCTCAAGCGGCAGGAGGAACGTGACCGTAACATTGAATTGGCCAAAGTCGTCGGTGCATCCTTCAACGCCGACAAGCACACTCTCCTCAACATCAACTGCCTCGAATACATGGCCGACCCAGCGAATGCCGGTAAGTTCGATGTGATCTTAACCGACCCGCCGTATGGTATGGGTGCACAGGACTTCGGTGACGGTGGTGGTAAGTTCGATGGTATCGAGCATCACTACGACGATTCTTACGAGTCCTGGCAAAAGCTCATGCAGGCGTGGTGCCCGCTGACCTTCACCATCGCCAAGGCACAAGCCCATGCTTATGTCTTCTGCGACATTGACCGCTTCCACGAACTGAAGCGCTACATGGAAGCCGCTGGTTGGTACGTCTTCCGCACCCCGCTGATCAACCACAAGATCAACTCCGGTCGAGTCCCACTCCCTGACCAAGGGCCGCGTCGCCAGTACGAAATCCTGCTCTACGCGATCAAGGGCAAGAAACCTGTCACCCATATCTATCCTGACGTGATCTCCACCACTGGCGACGAGAATATGTCCCACGGTGCACAGAAGCCTGTTGCCCTGTACCAAAACCTGCTCCAGCGCAGCGTCCGCCCCGGCGACAAGGTCATCGACTGCTTTGCAGGCACTGGCCCGATCTTCCCTGCCGCGCATACCTACCAGTGTGAAGCCACGGGCTTGGAAATGAACCCGGAGTACTATGCCTTCTCCATGCGCCGCTTGACCGAAATCAAGCAAAACGACCAACTCGGTATTGACCTGGGAGTGTGAAATGACAGCATTGACAGTTCAAGAAGGCGGCAACCATTACAAGGACATGCCTATCCAGCCTGTTGAGTATATCCATGCCAATAAACTTGGGTATTTTGAAGGCTGTGTGGTTAAGTATGTGTCCCGCTGGCAAAAGAAAAACGGTATTGAGGACTTGAAAAAAGCTCGCCATTTCATCGACCTGCTCATCGAACTGGAAAGCAGACAAGTCGACAACCAATGCGGAGGTAAGTAACCATGCAAATCCGACCAACCGGCCCCTGCCCAGCCAAGATCATGATCGTTGGCGAAGCCCCTGGGGAACGGGAGGTCGCCGAAGGTCAGCCCTTCGTCGGCTTCTCCGGGCAGGAAATGTCCAAGATGCTTCAGGAAGCGGGCATCATGCGGTCTGAGTGCTTTGTCACAAACGTCGTCCGCATTCGGCCACCTGGCAACGACATTAACGCTTTCATCGCTCAGCGCAAATCCGACATATCCGCTCAGCACATCATGCTGCGTGACAAGTTCGTTTTGCCAGCTGTCCGTGACGGCTTCGAACTCCTCAAGCGCGAGATCGAGATGTGCCAGCCAAACGTCATCATCGCCTTCGGCAACGTGGCGCTGTGGGCGTTGACAGGTGCATGGGGGATTACTTCCTGGCGCGGTAGTGTGATGGAGTGTGATCTTGAACTGGCACTTGACTATAAGCCAAAGGTAGTCCCAGCCTACCATCCGGCATCAATCCTTCGCCAGTGGTCTTGGCGTCAGATCGCCATTCACGATCTGCGCCGCGCGGCCAGTCAATCGAAGTTTCGGGAAGTAATCCGCCCGGATTACAACCATGTAATCCGCCCGGATTATTCAACGGCAGTCACTGTATTGCACCAGCTTTATCAGCAAGTTTGCGGGCGTCCGGGTAAGATTGCAGTGGATATTGAAACACGCGCAGGGCACATTGCCTGTATAGGCCTTGCTTGGTCTGACCGCGACGCCATCTGCTTGCCACTTATGTGCGTAGAACGTCCGGAAGGTTATTGGCCTATCGAACAGGAAACTCAAATAGCCTTCGCCCTCTATCAGCTCCTAACCCACCCCAACTGCGAAGTCATCGGCCAGAACTTCTCCTACGATGCTCAGTACTTCTGGCGGCATATGCACTTCCTCCCCCGCCTCAAGCGTGACACCATGCTCACCCAGCACACGCTGTTCTCGAACTTGCAAAAGGGTCTGGACTTCCTTTCTTCAATGTACTGTGAGCACCACCTGTACTGGAAAGACGAAGGTAAGGAGTGGGATGCTAAAACAGGCGAGGATCAGTTGTGGACGTACAACTGCAAGGACGCCGTTATCACTTTCGAGGTCGATACCGCCCAACAAGCCGCCGTCGACCAGATGCGTTTGCGTGAGGTTCACGACTTCCAGCAACGTCTGTTCTGGCCGGTACTTGAGTCCATGAACCGTGGCCTGCGCGTTGACACCAGTTCCCGATCCGACTTCGCCATGTCCCTGATGGATGAAATTGCTAAGCGTGAGCAATGGCTAATCGACACCCTCGGCGAGCCTCTTAACATCAAGTCCCCACTCCAGATGAAAAGGATGTTCTATGAGACGCTTGGGCAAAAGCCGGTACTTTCCCGCAAAACTGGCGGAGTGACTTGTGACGACGAAGCTCTCCGAAAGATTGCTGAACGCGAACCACTGCTCTTGCCAGTCACCAAAAAGATTGCGGAGTTGCGAAGCCTTGGTGTATTCCTATCAACCTTTGTCAATGCTCCCCTCGACATTGACGGGCGTATGCGCTGCAGCTTCAACATCGGCGGGACTGAAACTTACCGTTTCTCCTCTTCCAAAAACGCCTTCGGCTCCGGCCTCAACCTCCAAAACATCCCTAAGGGAGGTGGCGACGATGAACTCGAACTCCCCAACGTCCGCAGCCTGTTTATCCCCGATCCCGGGATGACCTTTTTCGACATTGACCTGTCCTCTGCTGACCTCCGCATCGTGGTGTGGGAGTCGGACGAGCCGGAGTTCAAAGCCATGCTCAAGGAAGGTCTCGACCCGTACACCGAAATTGCCAAAGAATTCTACAATGATCGCACCATCACCAAAAAGGACTCTCGACGCCAAACCTTCAAGTCCTTCGCTCATGGAACAAACTACCTTGGAACTGCTAAGGGTCTCGCAGAACGCTTGGGGCTTGGGGTTCACGAAGCCGAGAAGACCCAAAAGTGGTATTTCGGACGATTCCCCAAGATCAAAAAGTGGCAAGATGATCTGAAAGACCAAGTCTACAAGCGTCGCATGGTGCAAAACGTTTTCGGTTATCGCTGCTATTTCTTCGACCGGATCGAGGGCACGATCTTCAACCAGGCAGCTGCCTGGATTCCGCAATCCACTGTGGCCTGTCTTATCAATCGTGCCTATGTCAAAATCTATGAAGAACTGCCGGATGTTCAGGTGCTCCTTCAGGTGCACGACAGCTTGGCCGGTCAATTCCCGACTCACCTCGGTGACTGGGCTGTGAAGCAGATCGTGTCAAAAGCCGAGATCGAGCTACCCTACCCCGGCGACCCGCTGGTTATTCCAGTCGGGGTTAAAACTTCAAATCTTAGCTGGGGGGATTGTGAATGATGCGTACATGGACAAGTTGGCAACTTATATTTGCTATAATAAAACACCCAACATACAGTATTTTACTGTGTGATGATTCCTATTACCCAGGAACAAATTGGACAGATACTTTTTTAATAGATATAGACAAACAACAAAAAGTAATTCGTTTATCAGGGAGCTGCAGTTAATGCGAAATCACGCAGATTGGCTCACTGCTTTCATGGAATACGCTTCCTACGGTGAAGCCCCTCGGCATATGTACTTCTGGACTGGAGT